GGCGCTTGTTGTCTGGTGCCACTGATGGGTTGTACCGGGGGTTAGATGCTCAAGAAGCTCTTGCGTTTTTGATTTCTCAATTAGCATACACCGAGTCCCAAGTGTTCGAGCGTATGTATCAACCAATGCAGTATGAGCAACTAATCCCAATTAGTTACGAAGCTGGCGAATGGGCTGATACCATACGTTATGAAATTCTTGATTATGCGGGTCGTGGTAAACGTACCAGCGGCAAGGGTAAAGACATTAACTTGGTTGAAGCAAACTATGCTGACAAGACCATGCCAGTCATGTACGGTAACATCGGATACGACTACACGAGCGAAGAGCTTCGTCGTACTGCGTACTTAAGACGTCCGATCAATACCGTACGCTTGCAAGCAGCAATCGAAGGTTATAAGCGGCATATGAATGACGTGGGTTTGAACGGGGAAACCAGTTCCAACTTGACCGGGTTGTTCAATAACAGTTCTGTTCCGACTGGTAATGCCCCGGTGGGTGCATGGCAGACAGGTCCGAAAACACCTGACCAGATTTTGAGTGATATTAACACCCTCATTCAAACAATCTGGACCAACACTGCGTTCAACGACATGCCGACGGACATTATTATGCCTCCGACTTCGTATGCGTACATTGCATCCACTCCGCGGGCAAGTGGTAGCGACATGACCATTTTGCAATTCGTTCAAAAGAACAACATTGCACAGGTGGACCGGGGTATGAGCTTGAACTTCACTCCTGGTTACGGTCTGGATACAGCGGGAGCAGGTTCAACCAAACGTATGATCGGTTATGTTAAGAGCCCGACCCGTTTGGTGATGCACGTACCGTTAGGCCTGCGGTTCCTGCCACCACAACCAGTTGGCTTGAGTATTGAAGTGCCGGGCGAATATAAGTATAGCGGGGTTGAGTTCCGTTATCCTAAATCTGCCTACTATATGGACAACCTATAAGGAGCAATTATGCCTATCATCAAAAATAAATTACCTTCCGAACTGGTGTTCTTGGACGATACCGAATACGCTGTCAGCATACCCGGTGCGACCGAAGAGCACGACGAAGAAGGGCGCTTGGTTGCGGTTGACGGAACTGCTGAGGTATCCGATGCAGTCTGGGACACGTTACAGGACGACGAAGAAGCTGCCCCGTACATTGCGGACGGAGCTCTTTACCTGTACGTTCCTGAACCGGTTGCAGCAGCGCCCGAAGAGCAGAGCGGAGGTGCGGAATGAAAGTTAACAATACCAGCGAGCGCGATATCCACTTAAGTGCGGATGGTGTAAGTGTGGTTATCCCTATGGGCCGCGAGGGTAAAGACGACGAAGGTAGAACCGTTATTATTCCCGGTTCCGCGGATGTACCCGATGACCTGTTAGAAGCGTTGGCCGATAACCCGGTGGTGAAGTATTATTACCAAGAGGGTAAACTGGTCAACGACGAGGGTGCTACTGAAAAAGGGGGTCAGAAACAAGTTGACCCTGCTTTACAGCAAGCAGTTGATGACGCCAAGACTTTGGTGCAGGTTGCAATGGATAAGGTAGCAAACGCACCTGACGCTAAGACCAAGACTGCCGCTGAAAAAGAATTGGTCGCAGCACAACAAACCCTGACAAATGCCGAAGCTGCATTAGGAGCCTAAAATGACCCCCGCTGAGTTCAAAGTTTTCTACCCTGAGTTCGTATCAGAAAGTGATACCCGCATACAGTTATATTTGGATGAAGCTGTTAACATGATGGATATGTGTAGGTGGGGCGTCTGGTACGAAAAGGGGTTGGGACTTTATACTGCTCATCAACTTGCAATAGCGAATTATAATGCGTCTGTCGCATCCGGTTCAGCAGGTGGTGCAGCAGTAAGCGGGGCTAATGACTGGACCTCCAAAAGTGTTGGGGATGTTAGCGTGAGTCGGGATGCTAGTATTGCAGCCAAGCAGGTTAGTGACCCTTGGCTGCGTACAACTTACGGGCAACAGTGGGTCTATTATCGCAATCTTGCGGGAATAGGCGCGGTGGCTGTGTAATGGGTTACGGTATCAGCTTTAAGGTGACCAAAGACACCGAGGGCAGGGGTCTCAATGCTCTTAAAGACATAATTGAAAATGTTGATAAGAAAATTGTCAAAGTGGGGTTACCTGATAGCTCGCACGACGACACAAACCTGACCTTGGCTCAGATTGGAGCCATTCACGAGTATGGTGCTCCGAGTGCGGGTATACCGGAGCGTCCTTTTTTAGCAGCCAGCATTCGGTCCAATACGAGTGACCTGCGTAGGTTAAACACAGTGAATGTCAAACTCATTTTGCATGGTAGGAAAACGGTAGAGGGTGCATTGGGGCAGATGGGGGAAATGGCAAAAGGTATGGTTCAGAAATATATTTCAGAGGATAACTTTGTACCGTTGCAACCTGCCACCATTGCTGCCAAAGGTAGTAGTAGACCCCTAGTGGATACCGGTCAAATGAGGCAGTCTGTGAGTTATGTGGTGGAGGACAAATGAGCGGTCTAGTAAACGTTTCTGACGTGGTAAATGACCCACAGTTTTCCCAAACCTTTTCGGTAAAAAGGTTCACAGGTAATTTCGCTAACGAAGGGGAGTATGACCGGGGAAGTGTGGTCACTTTAACCCGGTACGGCTCAATACAACCTGCAAACCAAGACGACCTTAATTTGTTACCGGAGGGGCAGAGAGATGGGAAATATATTAAAGTCTACACAGTGCAGGAAATACGTAAAGGGGACGGAACAGTAGAGAGCGATCAAATACTTTGGGACGGGCGCGAATACCGGGTCACGTTTACCAAGCTCTATAAAGATTATGGATATTATTTTGTTATAGCTGAAGAAAGTAACCAATGACAATTGATGAGATTAATAGAACACTTAGAAATATTATCAGAACTGAACTTGGGTTGCCTGAGCATCAAGTTCGGCCTGCAAACACTGATTCCCCAACCGGGAGCAACCCTTTTGCAACAGTGTTAATTTCCGATGCTATTTCTGACGGTTTTGATGATGTAGTTGTGCAAGACGCTGGCGGAAATAACGTTACCGAAACAGCGAGTGGATTAAGAAAGTTAATTGTCTCTATACAATTCTTTCGAGCAAATGCGATCACCTATGCTTCACGGTTACGGGCTAAACTACAATTGAATTCTGCACGGGAAAAGTTTGCTTTGAACGGGTTGGGATATGTTAGATGCTCAGGTGTGCAGGTGTTGTCCACTTTGCAGAATACATTCTGGGAAGAACGTGCTAAGATTGATTTAGACGTTTACGTTGTAGCAAAGGAAATTGAAGTGATAAACACATACGGGGAATTCCCGCTTACAATTGACACCGAAACTGTTCACCAAGTCGGTGTCGTCTTAGAACCTTAAAAGGAGGTTAATTAAATGACAATTCCAATTAATAAAGTTGTCAACGTAGTCATTCAGTCCAGCCAAACGTTCCCACAGCGTAAAGGGTTTGGAATATTGAATATTATTGGCAATAGTACCAAACTCCCAACGGGGGATAGAATACGTAGTTACAGCAGCATGGATGACGTGGCTGTGGACTTTGCTGTCGGTGACGAAGAATACAGAGCTGCCCTCGTTTACTTTTCGCAGTCACCACGTCCTTCAACGTTAATGATAAGCAGGCGGTTTGACGCTGCGGTTGCTGCTGAGTTGCTTGGTAGTGTGGGATACCAGAAAGATCTGGCGGTATGGAATGGTATTTCCAACGGGGGCTTCGACGTTACAATTGACGGAGTTCTAAAACAAGTTACTGCTGTCAACTTGAGTACAGCAGTATCACTTAACAACGTTGCTTCGTTAATACAGACCCGGTTGCAAATAGTAGCATCAGGAGCCACCTGTACCTTTAGCGGAACCCGGTTTATTATTCGCAGTGGAACAACTGGCACAAGTTCAACTATTAGCTATACAACTCTTCCAACGGGTGCGGGTACACCCGGAGATATAAGTGGTTTACTAGGAACCAATGCTGCTGGCCTAGGGGTATTAACACAGGGTAAAGCTTTGGAGACCATTGCAGCATCACTTGACGCATTGCAAGATCTGAATCAAGCTTGGTACGGTTTCACATTCACTAAAGAGTTGACTGAGACCAACCTTAAGGATGCAG